GGGACGCGGCCCGGCACGGGGAGACCGTCGTCGGCCGAGATGCCGTCAGCGTCTCCGCCTTCGACCGGGCCATGCAGCGGGTGGCCTTCGCCAAGATCGATCGGGAGGCCGAGGTGGCCACCACCGCGGGAACGGCCGAGACGGCCCAGGAGATGGACGCCCTGATGCGGGAGATCGTGGTGAAGGTGGAGCGGGGAGAGCTCGCCGATCCCGACCAGGTAAGCCGGCTCAAGCTGGACGGGCGGGGCAAGCGGAGGCTGCGGACCGTGCTCCGCCGGACCCTGAAGGAGGCCTTCGGCCAGGGGACGAAGCACGCCGGGTCCGAGGTGGACAAGGCCAAGGGGGAGGCGTTCACGGTCCACCGGATGGACAAGGAGCGCGTCCGCTTCGTGGGGGAGGACTACCTGGATGCCAAGTCCTTCGAGATGGCGGGGAACCTCAGCGAGGCGGCCCTCTCCGTGGTCAAGGGCGTCATCCTGTCGGGGTTGAAGAACGACAAGCCGTTCCCCCAGGTGCGCCAGGAGATCTACCGGGCCCTGGCGCGGGACGGGTTCATCAGCGCGGCCACGGCGGAGGCGGAGCTGGGCGCCCTGCTGGATGACGCGGCCAACCCCTCGGCTCGGCTCGACACGGTGGTGCGGACCTCCTCCTTCGAGGCCATCAACGAGGGGCGGTGGGCCACGTTCACGGATCCCGGCCTGGAGGGCTTCGTCCAGGCGTTCGACTACTCGGCGATCCTGGATCGTCGTACCACGCAGATCTGCCGGGAGCTGGACGGGAAGACCTACGCGCAGGACTCCGAGGTCTGGACCACCCAGGGCTACCGGCCCCCGAACCACCACAACTGCCGGAGCCTCCTCGTGGCCGTGACCGAACGGGACACCTGGGCCGAGGACGACCCACCCGGCCTGGAACCCCAGAGCGGCTTCAGCTGAGGAGGAGAGGATGGGAAACCGGCTGATCATCACCGGCTGCGGCTACTCCGGGACCCACTACGTGGCCAAGGTCCTCGAGCGGGCCGGCCTGGCCGTGGGGCACGAGCGGGCGTTCCAGACGCAGCGGGCCCTGCCCACGGCGCGGTGGGACCGGGACGTGGACGTCTCCTGGATCGCCGCGGGGTACCGTCTGTCGGGCTACGGGACGGCCTGGACCCTGGTTCGCCACCCCCTTGCCGTGGCCCGGAGCCTGCGGGACCGGGCCCTCTTCCACCGCCCGAACCGCTACACCAGGTTCGTCGCCGAGGCCCTGGGGCGGGACCCGCAGGCCAGCACCCACCCCGAGCTCGAGTACTGGCTGCTGTGGACCGCCCTCTCCCTCCACCAGGCGGAGCGGGCGGTCCGGCTCGAGGACCTGGGACGGGGGCCGGAGCTGGACGCCCTGGTGCGCGAGGCCTCCCGGGTGGTAGGATACCGGGGGTCGCCGGACCTGGCGGGCGCCCGGGCCACCGTGCCCCAGAACCGCTGGACGGGCGAGCGACGACCCTACGATCCCCAAGGTTACAAGCGGCTTGACCAGGTAGCCTCGTTGGCCGCCGACCTGGGTTACGTGGTAGAACCCCACCTAGCCCCGGATTTTCAGGAGTCAGACCATGCCGATACCAAAGCCACGGGACGATGAGGACCGGGACGGCTTCGTCTCTCGGTGCATGGGGAACGACACCATGGCCGAGGAATACCCCGACCAGGCGCAACGGTCGGCGGTCTGCAACAACACCTGGCGGCAGGCGAAGAAGGTCGAGGCCGCCAAGGAGAACGGGAACACCCTGGACGCGGAGATCTTCGCGGTTGGCAAGTGGAACGGGATGTCGTTCGATCGCGAGGACCTGCAGGCCATGGTGGACGCGTTCAAAGCCCTGGGAGACCGGCACCAGGTCCCGCTCAAGCTGGGTCACTCCGACGACGAGGACCTGCGGGCGGGGCAGCCGGCCCTGGGCTGGGTCGAGGACGTCTGGGTGGCGAGCGACAAGCTGATGGCTCGTTTTACGGCGGTACCCGACCTGGTATATAACGCCATCCAAGAGGGACGGTACCGCAACGTCTCGATCGAGCTGGACATCGGGGTGTCGCACCAGGACCAGGCCTACGATTTTGTGCTGTCGGGTGTCGCGCTGCTCGGGTCGGAGATCCCGGCCGTGAACACGCTCGAGGACCTGACGGCCTACATGACCGCTGCCACCCTCGGATATACCAAGCGGCAGCACGCGACCTTCACCGCTATCGGCGGGGAGGAAGGCGACGACGAACCCGGGAACGGAGGAGCAACCATGGGTATGACCCCGGAGGAGAAGGCGGAGTTCGATCGCCTGAAGGGCTCCGTCGAAGAGCTGAAGGGCGAGCGAGACGACTTCAAGGCCAAGTACGAGGCCGAGCAGACCAAGCGCCAGGAGATGGAAAAGGCGCAGAAGGAGGCCGCGTTCAAGCGGGCCAAGGAGGACTTCGAGGCCCGGCTGGAGGCGCTGGTCAAGGCCGAGAAGATCACCCCCGCCAAGCGGGACGAGGTGATGGGTCGTCTCAAGGAGGACGACGAGACCACGCAGGACGTGGTAAAGTTCACCGTCGAGAGCCTGGAGGAGGCGTTCGCCGCCCCGGGCAAGAAGGACGACCAGGTGCCGCCCAGCAAGGAGCAGGGCCTGGCCGGCGACAACGGTGGCGAAGGGTCCGGGACCGACGAGAGCCCGGACGTCACGTTCCAGCGCAAGGTGTCGGAGCACCAGGCCCAGCACAACGTAAGCTATCGGGAGGCCTCGCGGGCGGTGGCCCAGGCGAACCCCGACCTGCTCAAGAGCTGGGCGGACCAGGACCTGAAGCAGGACCAGGGCTAACCGCGACGGCGCACGGAGGATAGAACGCCATGTCTTACAACGAGATCATCCACGCCGACGCGGCCAACGACTACCACCTGGACGGCGACCAGTACAAGGCCATGGGCCTGGACGGCGACGTCGCGGGGACGGTGGCCAACGCGGCCGGCGTGATGCAGAACAAGCCGAAGAGCGGCGAGGAGGCCAGCATCGCCTACCTCGGCCTGTCCAAGTTCCGGGCCGGGGGCGCGGTGACCAAGGGGGCGGAGCTGACCCTGGCCGCCTCGGGCTTCCTGGTAGCCGCCTCGTCCGGGGACCGTACCGTGGGGCGTGCCCGGTTCGCGGCGTCCAGCGGGGCCGTCGGGCGCGGGGTGATGAACTTCGCCAGCCCCGGTTACAAGAACGCCTAAGGGAGGAGCGATACCATGCCTGGCGCAACCGGTCACGACCTCCATGTGGACCAGCATCTGTCGAACGTCGCCATCGGGTACCGTCCCGAGGGCTTCATCGCCGACATGATCGCGCCCATCGTGGACGTCGACAAGCAGTCTAACTACTACGCCATCTGGTCGCGGGCCGACCGCCTGCGCCGTCGGGAGACCCAGCGGTCCCCGGGCGGGCGAGCCAACCGCATCGAGCAGCGCGTGTCCAGCGATACGTACTTCGCCAAGAACTACGCGCTGGCCGGCCATGTCCCCATCGAGGACCGGGCCAACGCGGATCCGATCTTTCTCCAGGGAATCGTGGAGGGACGGACCGAGCTCGTGATGGACGGCCTCCTGCTGGACTGGGAGGTGCGGGTGGCCGAGCAGGTGACCTCCGGCTCCAACGTCGGGTCCTACTCCGCGGTATCGTCCGCCTGGGACGGCTCGGGCGACCCCCTGGGAGACATCCACACCGGCATCGACAACGTGCACTACAGCACGGGTAAGATGCCGAACAAGGTCGTCTTCGGGGTCGAGGCCTGGAAGTCCTTCCGCCGGGATACCAACGTGCGAGACCTGATCTTCGGCGTGGACAACGGCGGCGGCTACCCCAACACCAGCCAGGTGGCCCAGCTCCTCGACGTCGACGAGGTGATGGTCGGGGACGTGTGGGAGAACACCGCCGAGGAGGGCCTGGACGAGAGCCTGGACTCCATCTGGAGCGACAACGTCCTGATCTACTACGCGCCGGACAACCCCAATCGGGAGCGGCCGTCCTTCATGTACTCCTTCCGGTGGAACCGCCCGAGCCTGCCCAACATGCAGGTCGAGCGCCACCCCTACGACTCCCGGACGAAGACCGAGGAGGTCGAGGTGGGGTACTACCAGGACGAGAAGGTCACGGGCGCCGAGTACGGGTTCCTGCTCGAGGCGGTGAACTCCAGCACCTAACGGCTAGGCCGGCCACTCGCCGGCCTCTTCCGTCCCCATCCAACGAGGAGAGCCAACCATGCCACCCCTGACACCTTCCCAGAACGACCCGCATCGCAAGCAGGAGCTGGAACGGCGCCGGAAGGAGCCGGACAGCTTCAACGATCCCGAGCACGCCGCGGCGGCCAAGTCGGCCGAGGGTTCCACGCCCCGAAAGCGGGGCGGGGGCGGCAGCGGCGCGCAGGGGTAAGGTTCCCGGTGGTCGGGGGAGCAGGGAAGGCCGGGCCCCTCGTCGAGAAGCCCGGCCTCTTTTTTGGACACCCTACAAGGGGAAGAGACCATGCATATCACGCTGCACTGCGGCGGTATGCCGTTCAACGGGGAGACCGCCCGTACCGAATCCCTGGGCGGCAGCGAGTCCGCCGCCTACTACCTGGCCCGGGAGCTCGCCACGCGCGGCCACCGCGTCACCCTCTTTACCCGGCACCAGGAGGAGGGTACCTGGGACGACGTGCGCTATATCTACGCCGGCGAGGAGCGCCCGGAGACCCCGTTCGGGGAACGGTTCCACTTCTACATGGAGAACACCCCCTGCGACGTCCTGGTGATGCAGCGCCACGTCGAGGCCTTTCGTTACCGCTGGGCCTCGAAGGTCCAGCTCTGGTGGCTCCACGACCTGGCCCTGGCCCGGAACTGGCCGACCGTCCGCCACCAGGTGTGGAACATCGACGGCATCCTGACCGTCTCCGACTGGCACCGGGACCAGGTGCGAAACGTCTACGGGATCACGGACCGTAACCTGTTTACCATGCCCAACGGGGTAGACCCCGACCTGGCCAAGGCCCCGTCCCTACCGGAGCACCTGGCCGACCCCGAGGCCCTCAACCTCTACTACGGTTCCCGGCCGGAGCGCGGCCTGGAGCACCTGGTCCGGGAGGGCGGCATCATGGACCGGCTCCGGAAGGAGCGGCCGGAGGCCCACCTCTACGTCTCGATGTACAACAACGTCACCCCCGAGACCAAGGGGTACTACGAGCATTTGTGGCGGCGGTGCGAGGAGCTCCCCAACGTCACCAACCTGGGCGTGCTTACGCGAGCCGAGCTGGCCGCGTTCCTCCGGGACGAGGTGGACCTGCTGGTCTACCCCACCGAGTTCGAGGAGACCTCCTGCATGCTGGTCAAGGAGGCCATGGTGGTCGGCGTCCCGGTCCTGGCCTCCCGCGCGGGCGCCCTTCCCGAGACCCTGGAGGGGGCCGGGGCGACCCTGCTGCCCCTCGATCGGGCGGGTCGGGCCGACGAGGACGCCTTCGTGAGGCTCCTGGGCCTCTGGGATCCGGCGGGAGAGGACCACCGCCGGCTCTCTAAGCTCCAAGAACGCTCCACCCCGGGCCATGCCTGGTCGAAGGCCGCGGATGGTTTTGAGGCCGCGGTCTCGGAGATCCTTGGCGCGTACCATGCCCCCGCTGCCGTGGCTCGGGAGCTCATGTACACCTCCGACATCTACGCCCTGGACCACTACCTGTACCACCGCCTCGGCGAGGAGACGGTGGCGGCCAACCCCCTGCTGGCCAACACCCGGCGGGAGCTGGAGGAGCTGTACTGGTTCCGCCACGGGCGGTTCGCCGAGCACTACGCCGGCTACTACCAGCACGAGCGTGGGGAGAAGGGGGTCGCCTACCAGGGCTTCGAGCTGGCGGGAACGGGGCGCCTGGAGCACCTCTCCAAGTTCGTGGCGACCCTGCCCGAGGGGGCCCTGGTCCTGGACTACGGCTGCGCGCACGGGTCGGTGACCATCCCCCTGGCCTACCGATTCCCGGACAAGCGGTTCCTCGGGATCGACCTGGACGAGCCGAACCTGGCCGAGGCCCGCGGGATCGCCGAGCGGTGGGGGCTGGAGAACGTCGACTTCCGCCAGGGGGACGTCGAGGCGGGGTCGGCGCCGATCAACCTGGCGGGTACCGCCCGCGGCGCCGCCGACCTGATCATCGTCACCGAGGTGCTGGAGCACGTCCAGAGCCCCGGCCTGGTGGTGGACCGCCTGGCGGGCCTCCTGCGGGGGGACGGCCGGTTCTTCCTGACCACCCCCTCCGGCCCCTGGGAGGCGACCGGCTACCGGCAGGAGCACCCCTGGCGGGCCCACGTCCACCACCTCGAGCGGGCGGACCTGCACGACCTCTTCGGCCACCACCCCGGGTTTACCGTCCAGGCGCTCCCCGACACCCACTGGCGGGACCGGCCGCTGGGCCACTACGTGACCGTCTTCGGGCGCCCCGAGGAAGCCTGCGGGTCGGTCGACTACGACCGGAAGATCCAGAACCTCCGCCCCCGTCAGACGCTGTCCGTCTGCATGATCGTGGGCGGGGCCGCGGGAACCGTACGGCGGGCCCTGGCGAGCATCGAGACGATCGCGGACGAGGTGGTGGTGGGCCTCGACCGCAAGACCCTCTCGGCCGAGGCCCTGGGGGACCTGGAGGAGTTCCAGGCGCGGGGGGATCGGATGGTCTGGCCCCTGGTGCGCATGTTCGACGTCAGCCCACCCCTGGAGGCGGGGTTCGACGCGGCCCGGAACGAGACCCTCGAGCGGGCCCACGGGGACTGGATCCTCTGGCTAGACGCGGACGAGTGGCTGAGCCATCCGGAGGAGGTGGTCAAGTACCTGCGGTACAATCCCTGGGACGGGTACGTGGTCCGGCAGCACCACATGTCCGCGGAGCCGGCGGGGGTGCTCAAGACGGACCTGCCCGTCAAGCTGTTTCGGAACGGCCGTGACATCCGGTTCTTCGGCCGGGTCCACGAGCATCCCGAGAAGGGCGTCAACCAGGGCGTGGGACCGGTGGGGATGCTCCCCGATGCCCAGGTGATCCACGACGGCTACGAGGACGAGGCGACCCGCCGTTCCCGGTTCCGACGGAACCTGGAGCTCCTGGCCCGGGACCGGGAGGACTATCCGGATCGGCTCCTGGGGAAGTTCCTCTGGCTGCGGGACCTGGCCCAGATGAACCATTACGAGCTAGAGTCCAACGGTGGTAGGATGACCCCGACCATCGTGGACCGGATCGAGCAGGGCATGGAGCTCTGGGAGAACCTGGTCGAGGAGGGCGACGAACGGATGGTTCGGGAGGGGCTGCAGTTCTACTCGAGCCTGGCGCGGCTCCGGGGCGGCGGCTTCTGGGGCCTGGTACAGTTCAATACGGACGATCGGGAGGGTATCCAGCCCGATCCCGTCGAAGCCTACTTCGCCAACGCGGACCACGCGCGGCGGGTAATGACCAAGCTGGTAGACGAGGGAGTACGCCGGTATGAGCAAGCATACTACTGATCCGAGGCAGAC